ATCACGCCTTTCCACGTGTATTCTTGATACTGCTGTGCAATTGTTGAAAGCCAGGGAAATGACGAAGCCAACCCTGGGTTCAACGGTACCGTCAAATCGACGGTGAAATTTTCGGCTGAAGTAACATCAGTGATGTACTCGCGGTGACGAACCACCACTGATTGACCGTTTCTGTGCATATTGGGAATGTCTCCAGACGTCCGGAAGCGATTCACGAGTGAGTTCGAAGTCACCACGTAATCGCCCTGTCCGAGCCACTTGGAGACCATCGCTCCTAATCCTGTCCCGGCTGCTTTTCCTAATGAAGCATTGCCAAGGTAGCCACCTAACACACCTCCACCTAATCCGCCAAGAGCTCGAATGGCTTGCCCTATAGCTGTGGGATTTTGACGCTTCTTTCGCGCCATCTTGATACTCTTCTTCGAGTTTGCCTTCGTCATCTGGGTATGAGACGAAGGAAATACTAATACTGTGGGAACTCAATGTATGTCGTATTTTGAATCTGCACGCCTGACATTTCTTCTGACACCACTCCGGAAATTTCGTATCCGTCGTAGTATCTCTCTAACTCCTCTTGGACATCTGGAGTTATGCCGTGCGCTATCCAGAAGCTAAGCCTCGCCCTAGCCTCTATCTCTCTTACACCGTAGCTGAGCTTACCCATACGCTCAAATTGCCCCGTGTTCTTGTAGATGCTTGCAATATACCCTTTCGAGGGTTTAGCGCCCCGGCCAGCCCGCCGGTAAGCGCGATAAAAGGATTGCATCACAGGAACTCCGGTAGACAAACTACCCCCACACATACCAACTGCTGCGGTCCACAACTTGAAACATTTAACATTCTCAATCTGAACCAAACACATACTATCTTTGACCAAAACAGTTGGTAAACTTCTACACATAACATACTCCTTGCCATTGTAGACAGGTTTAGATTGGCAGAACTCGACGCTCTCAAACACATCGACGGTAGGTTCCACATCCATCCTAAACCCCTTGGTGGCAAACCACTCACTCAAACCAACACGAAAACGCACTTCATCCACACGTTCCATAAACACGACACAATCGTCGCCATTGTTGGAGAGCTCAATCGTGACCCCCACCTTCTTCGCCCACGTCCATATACATGCGCACATAATTGTGCAATTTCCCAAAGCTGTATTCATATCACCACTAAACCGAATTCCATCGATCTTGAATTTCAGGTCGCCATCAGCGCACCTTCCTCTACCAGAGTTATTAATCTGGTAGGACAGCAGTTTCTTTAACTTGGGATCATTACGGTACATGTTTAGGTACACCGAGTGCTCCATCCGAAGGGCTGGGACAGAGACATGCATATCGAATTTTTTGGCATCCAAGCCAATGCAAATGGGGTCTGCAAACCGCTCCCACTTGTTACGCAAAATGTCAGCTACACGCTCAACATTGTAACCCTTGATGACCGTAGGCTGATCACCACCGAACTCAACATTAAACACCTTTGCGATACTACGATATATGCGGTGTTCCACAGGTTTGATGTACTTTCCAACGAGTACATTATATCTCGGCGACCGCGGTTGGATGCACCGCGGGGCCTTATTGAGGTCTGCCTTCTCAAACTTTGCAAAGACATCGCTTCTACTATCCCGTGAAAGTAGTCGCGGCTCACGGATGAGATCCAGCCGTGCCGCCTCATAAATAGTGCGTTTTGGCCCATGGTACATGTCAACAAACTGCTCAGCTGTGACAGGATGCCAATGACGGCCATTACATCGATCTAACTTCTTTACAAAAACATCCATCTCTCTCCACTCGGCAGTAGAACTACCAAGTGGAGGCACAAATACATTAGACTCAACTTCACACATAAAAGCGCGCTCCAACAGGGCTCGCGCAAGGACATCAATTGTCGGATTATGCACTCCAAGGGTGTGGCGCTGGCCAAGTCCAGTTAATTGGAACCACTTCCTTGGGGGCACAAACTCCCCAGTGCGGCGTACGATCAGGTTGGGATGTGTGAGTGATGAAACACTACACTCTCCCCGTACGCGCACTAGGCAGCCTCAGACAACTGGGGCAGATGCCCGTCTACTGCGG